AAAGATGGTGTATGGACAGCATCCAGTAGTCAAAGCGATGTCGGTCTATATTATTCTACGGATGGACAAACCTGGACTCAATCTAATATGACAACTGGGAAATTTTATAATCCCATATATGGTAACGGAACATGGGTGATAAGCTGCACTTCATCCAGTAATGACAACGGCCTATATTATTCGACAAACGGACAAACCTGGACTCAATCTAATATGACAACTGGATATTCTAGAATTGTTGCTTATCTAAATGGATTATGGCTAACAGCGGACGGCGGATATTCAGGAAAAAACCCAGGTTTATGGTATTCTGAAGATGGCAAGACATGGGTTCAATCTAATTGGACCAACTATTCTTTTAACGACTTTGCTTATACAGGAAATTACTATTTAGCATGCTCTGGAAGTTATGAATGGGATGGTGGAATATTATATTCTACAGACGGAAAGAACTGGATAAAATCTGACGCATCCGGAAGATTTAGTACTTTAACTTGTGGAGAAAATATTGTATTAGCATCCCCTAACGGTGATCAAGGTATATGGTACTCGACTTCTCCATTTGCTCTTAATGATCATATTCACGTACCACAAACAACATGCAGTGGCACATATACAGCAACATTATCATCCGGAACATCAAATACAACCGTCGATGTTTCAAGTTATATAACGGATACAACAAATTTTGTGTACCAGGTTGCAATAATAAGCGCTGGAGGGAATCCAATATCAGCAGCAGTTGACCCGACGGCTAAAAAGGCAATGTTTGCAAGAGGCGCCGGAGTATCCGCTACAACAGAAATTACGATTACCTTCAAGATATTAAAAATCAAAATAACTTAGTTTAAAATTGCCCCTTTTTAGGGGCTTTTTTAATAAATAAATTTTTTATAGAAAGAGGTATTTTTTATGAGCACAAACGATTATGTATTGGAACATTCCACAGACAGTATTTGGCGTGAAAACGACTATACTAAAGTTTTGTCGGATGAATTAAACACGATGGATTCAGTTATTGCAGGCAAAGCAGACAGCGACCATAATCATGACAGTGACTATGCAGCATTGAATCATACGCATACGGAATATGCAGCAACGACTCATAATCACGATGAATTGTACGCAGCTAAAACTCACGAAACAAATAGTACAGTCCACGTAACATCAACAGAAAAAAATACCTGGAATAGCAAAGCAGCCGGCGACCATAACCACGATAGTGTTTATGCAGATATTGATCACGTTCATACAGGATTTGCAAGTGCAGACCATACTCATAATACGGCGACCACGACAACAGCGGGATTTTTAAGCGCTACAGATAAAGCAAAGCTTGACGGGATAGCAGCAGGGGCTACAGCATACGTACACCCGACAACTCATCCGGCGAGCATGATTACAGGATTGCCAACGATACCGACTAGTCTTCCAGCTAACGGCGGAAATGCTGATACTGTAGACAATTGCCATGCATCGGATTTTGCAACTGCAACGCATGACCATGATAGCGATTATGCAGCACTTAATCATAACCATAACGGAACTTACGCAACGGCCAGTCATACACATTCAGACTATGCAACTACCGGACATACTCATAGCACAGCAACTACAACAACCGCAGGATTTATGTCTGGAACTGATAAGACAAAATTAAACGGAATTGCTGAAAATGCAAACAACTATAGCCACCCGAGTTCACACCCTGCAAGTATGATTACAGAAACCGACAGTTTGAAAATGATGACTGCCGCTGAACGCACAAAGTTAAGTGGAATAGCGGAGAACGCAAATTTATACGTCCATCCATCTACCCATCCGGCAAGTATGATAACAGGATTGCCAACCTCTCTACCTGCTAACGGAGGGAATTCCGACACTGTCGATGGGAAGCATGCGTCTGATTTTTCAGAGGCAAGCCATACGCATAACCAGTTATATATTAGCAAAACTCTACAAGCGACAAATGATTCTGGCGGCGTAGAATACAGTTATGGGGAAAATTCTGGTCAGAATGTACTGAATGAAATTAGTGGCATGTCAAAAGGATTTCATACTATTTACGCCATATATGGAACGGCGGGGAATCCAGACACTACAGAAAGTTACAGGTATTTTATTTATAAATCATCTGACACGATTGGATGGGTACAGGCGTTTGGTTCAAGTGGAAGCGTGTATACAAATTATCTTAACGGAGATACTGGCTGGCTTGGCTGGAAAACCATCTTTGACGCAACCCCGCAAGCATTGTGGAACGGGGAAAACAACGGTACAGGTGGTTATATCATGAACGCAAGCCATACTGTAACGCCGTCAAAGCCACTGTCACAATGCAGAAACGGATGGGTTCTTTTGTGGGCGGACTTCGACCCAGACACGCACACATTCAATGATTACGACTTTTGTACTACAGTTATTCCGAAGAAAAAGCCTAATAATGCAAACTGGGCAGGACAGCCGTTTATTTGTCCGATTGCTTCATACCTTAAAAATTCATCACCTTATGACTCAGAAACCATCAGAGTGAAAACACTTCACGTCCACGACACTAAATTGGTTGGCCATGCTGCTAATTCGGCAGATAACAGAAATGATATTGTACTTAGGGCCGTTTTGGAATACTGATATAAAAGCGTTAATTTGAATATTTGGTACCGTCAATATTGTCGGTACCAAAACTATAGCAACCTAAAATAAGTTAAGTTTGTTAAATGTTTCACGTGAAACATTATTTTGACATAATAATAGGGGGTAGAAAATGTTAGAAAACATTCTGTCAGAATTACAAAACAACACAATTATTTATACTAGCCTGATTTTGATTATTGGCGACACAGTTCTTGGATTTTTAAGGAGCTGTAAGGAAAAAACAATTAACAGTTCAATTGGTATAGCAGGTGTCACTAAAAAAACATCTATTATCATTGCTTTGATAATAGCTTTTTTTATCGACCTTTTATTAGATTTTAATATGATCGGTTTTATTCCAGAAAATATACGAGACTTTGTAAAAATCCAAGAAATAGGAATATTAGAGATTTTCGGGATACTCTTTATAGTTTTTGAATCATTAAGCATACTTAAAAACTTAGATAAATTGAACGTTCCTATACCGGGAAAGCTTAAGAGTTTGCTCGAAAAGCTATTGAAAGAAATCACAAGCGAAAATGATAATTCATGAGGTGATTTTATGATAAGGGTTGTTAATAGTAACCTCTTCATGTATGAGAGGGACACTGGAAACATAGAGTTTTCACTTGAGGGCGAAAAATACCGCGGTGACATATTTATTTTCCAAATTAAAAAAGATTTAAACAGTTCGGAATGCATTTATAAATGTGAGTTTGAAGAGCCGACATTTAATGTTTATATATCTTCGGAAACATCAGCTTTATTGAGTACAGGCGAGTATTTCTGGGGAATTAAGCTAAAAAGAAATAAAGTTGATACTCATACAATAGTTGGCCGCGGAAAATTAACCGTAATGAAAGGGGTGTAGCCAGTGTATAACATAAAGATTAATAGTGACCCTGTATCTCAAGTTGGCAGCGTAACTCCAAAGGGGGACAAAGGTGATAAGGGAGACAAAGGCGATAAAGGTGATAAAGGGGATAAAGGAGAGCAAGGCATTCAAGGCATTCAAGGAGAAAAAGGCGACAAAGGGGATAAGGGCGATCCCGGACCTCAAGGACCAGCCGGGGAATCTTATGATGACACTGCTATAAAAAATCGTATTACTGCTCTTGAAAATAATATTGGTACTCTAAATGATAGTTTGGAGGTTGTGTTAAATGGCGGAGAATAGCTTAAGCCAAAATATAAACCAAGCTATAAGCGATTTTAATGGTATAAAACAAGCGATAATTGATAAAGGGGTGGAAGTACCAACTGGAACCCCAACAAGTCAATATGGAGCTAAAATCGGTGAAATAAGCGGCGGCGGAGATGATGAGTCTTTAAAAGCTGTTATTGAACCTGGAAGTGGTCAAGTTAATTTACCGAGTAACTTGACAAAGATTAGAGAATATGCTTTTTATAATTGCAAAAATATCATCATAACAAGTTTGCCTTCCGGTATTACAAGCATTGGATCTAATGCTTTTTATTATTGCTCTAATATCTCCTTAAAAAGTTTATCGGATAGTATTACAAGCATTGGGAGTTATGCTTTTTTTGGATGCACAAAACTAGCCTTAACAAGTTTACCTGATGGTATTGGGAGTATTGGAAGCTGCACTTTTCAAAATTGCACAAATCTAGCCTTAACAAGTTTACCGGATAGTATTACAAGGATTGGGAATTATGCTTTTTCTGGATGCACAAAACTAGCCTTAACAAGTTTACCCCCTAATCTTAAAAGCATTGATGATTATGCTTTTCAAAATTGCACAAATCTAGCCTTAACAAGTTTGCCGTATGGAATTACAAGAATTGCGACGAATGTTTTTTCTGGATGCACAAAACTAGCCTTAACAAGTTTACCAGATAGTGTTACATCTATTTCAAGTGATGCTTTTCGAAATTGCACAAATCTAGCCTTAACAAGTTTGCCTAATAGTGTTAAAAGTATTGGTAATTATGTTTTTATAAGATGCAATAAGATAACAACCATAACATTTGAAGGTACGCCGAATTCGATAGGAATCTACGCTTTTAATGGTTGCACAAATCTAACAACCATAAACGTTCCGTGGGCGGAAGGTGCTGTATCAGGCGCACCTTGGGGCGCAACGAACGCGACAATTAATTACAATTATACTGGAAATTAAATAAACTAATAATTAATTAATGGAGATGATCTCATGAAATTAAAAGGCATAGACGTTAGTTCACATCAAGGAAAAATTGATTGGGATAGTGTTAAAAATAGTGGCATTGATTTTGCTATTTTAAGATTAGGTTTTGGGAGTGATATAGAATCTCAAGACGATGAAACTTTTGAAAGGAATGTGAAAGAATGCGACCGGGTAGGCATACCGTGGGGAGCTTATTTATACAGCTATGCTCTAACAGTGGAAGACGCTAAAAGCGAAGCAAACCACGCCTTGAGGCTATTAAAAGGGAAGAACCCGAAATATCCTATAGTATTTGATATGGAAGACGCAGATTGTTATAAAAATGATCATGGTATGCCGTCTCATCAAACATTGGTTAATATTTGCAAGGCTTTCTTATCAACTGTGGAAGATGCTGGATACTATGTATCTTTGTACGCAAGTTTAAGTTGGTTAAATAATCAACTTAATACGACTGAACTTGACCGCTACGATAAATGGGTTGCTCAATGGAATAGTACATGTAATTACAAAAAACCTTATGGCATTTGGCAGTATAGCGACAGCGGCAGTGTTGACGGGATAAATGGCCGTGTAGACATGAATTACTCTTATAAAGATTATCCGGCGATTATATCAGGAAATAACTCTGAACCTGCTAAAACTGAAGAAAAGCAGGAAAATAACGCAGAATATTATATTGATTACACAATAAAAAAAGGCGATACTCTGTCCGGGATAGCAGCTCAATACGGCCAATTCTGGACTAGAATAGCTGAGATTAACAATATTAAAGACCCTAATCTAATCTATCCGGGCCAAAAAATAAAGATTCCACAAAGCGGCTCCAACAATGAAACTTACTATACAGTCAAAAGCGGAGATACTCTTTGGGGAATCGCTGAAAAATATCTTGGCAGCGGTAACAAGTATACTGAGATTAAAATCAAGAACGGCTTAACAAGCGACACTATATATCCCGGCCAAAAATTGAAAATTTGACATTTTTAATATTATTCTGATATAATAATTTTGGAAACAAAATACTTCTTATTTTTCTTCCTTTAAATTTGATATATAAAGAGGCCATAGGCCTCTTTTTTTATTTTAAGCATAAAAAAAGCCCCACAAACACAGTGTTTATGGGGGTAGTTTGAGTCCCTATTATACCATACCAAGAATAATTAGGGAACTATAACTCAGTTACCGAGAAAATCTCGGCAACTATTATACCATACCAAGAATAATTTATCAAGGACGTTGATTTTCCCCCCTGCATGAGTTATAATTTAATGCGTTTATTTTAAAAATAGGGGATTTTATCGTGCAACAGTTATGTTTTTTTGAAACGAGCGAAAGTCCAGTTTGGAAACAAGCCAATGAAGATCATCAAAAAAGCCGAGTAGCTATGTTGGATGTTATAAAAGTTTTCTGCTATTACGCCAAAAAACAAAATGGGAAGAATTCTAAAATGTATTATAAACACTTCACAGACCTTTCTTATAAAATGTCTGGCTATAATCCTAAAATATGGCAAGATAGCAAAACACTTAAAAAACTATCTAATATTGAAAAAATGATTACTCAACTAATTCGAGAAGGCATGGGAATAGATAAAGAGTATCATGCTATATATGACAATTGCAAAACTATGTTAAAAATCATGCGTGAGCTGCTTAAATATTAAGCGGCTCTTTTTTTGTGCATTACGCTGATTTTCCGTTTTTTTCCTATTGAGAATTAAAAATAAGACAATGTGTATTAAAATTAAATACAGAAAGATGAAAAAAAGGGGGTGCGAAAATGGATTGTAATTTATTGAGATGCCGAATGTCGGCCAAAGGAGATTTTTATCTGTCAGAGCTTACTAAAGTTTTAGGCGTCTCAAGATCTACGGTTTATAACAAAATTCACAAGAACCGGAGCAAGGGCTTTACTGAGAATGAAATCAATTTGATAAAAAAACAATATGATTTATCAAATGAAGACGTCTTCAAAATCTTTTTTAAAGAAAATTTAAGGGGAACGAAATGAAAAAAAACGAATTAAAAAAAGTTGACTACTATACAGTTGGAGTTACAGACATAGAGGTTTATTTCCCTGAAAATAGAGTTTGCTGTCAATGGTGTAAATTCTGCAAATCAGATCATGGATTAAACCGTTGCCGTTGTTTGTTAACAGATGAACTTTTAGTCTACGTTTTTGAAGGAAGAGGGAATAGGTGCCCATTAATGATGTTAGACAATTACGGTAATGTAATTGAAGAAAAGGAGTAATGATAATGTCAGAATTAATCATTAACGGTATAGCTTATGTACCAAAAGAAGAAAAAACCAAAGATATGGAATACTGCATTGTGAGAACTTATTCGGCTGGGGTATTCGCCGGATATATTGAAAGTAGGAATGGCAAAGAAGTAGTCATGAGGAACGTAAGGCGTATATGGTACTGGGAAGGAGCGTGTAGCCTTTCAGAATTAGCCGTAAACGGAACCTGTAAACCTGAAAATTGTAAATTCGCAGTAGCAGTTGACAAAATTTTAGTTACTGAAGCAATTGAAATATTAAACGTAACTGAAGAAGCACAGAAAAGCATCGAAGGAGTTAAAAAATGGGTTATGAAAAAGGATTAGGCTCTGGCTATGGCGATGCCTTTGGCTCTGGCTCTGGCGCTGTCTTTGGAGATGGCTCTGGCGCTGGGTCTGGCTATGACTATGGATATGGCGATGGATATGGCGATGGATATGGCTCTGACGCTGGAGATGGCTCTGGATATGGCGTTGGACATGGATCTGGTTCTGGATATGGCGATACCTTTGGCTCTGGCGATGGCTTATAAAAAGTTAACATTTCTAAAAAATCAAAAAACATTTTTATAAACTAATAGAAAGGATGAATAACATTGACAGAAAAGAAAAACATCTATGAGAAACTACAAACTGTCAGAGTTAATCTACAAAAAATGGACTTGAAAAAGTCCGGAGAAAATACATACGCGCGTTACAAATATTTTGAGTTGGGAGATTTTCTCCCGGCAGCAAATGAATTAATGCTTGAAGAAAAATTAATTGGCATCGTTTCATATTTAGAAAATCATGCAGAATTAAAAATCGTAAACATAGAAAATACGGATGAAACAATTATATTTTCTTGCCCAAATGCAAACGTAGAATTAAAAGGCGCTCATGCAATCCAAAACGCCGGCGCGTGTCAAACTTACCAAAGACGTTACCTATATTTGACAGCACTGGAAATAGTTGAATCTGACGTGTTGGACGCAACTCAAGGAATGCCAAACCAAAGGCCTCAACCACAACCTCAACCAAAAAGAAAATTAATCTCAGATGATACTGCAAAGGCAATCAACGAAAGGATTAAAATATACAGTGAAAAATCAGGGCTGCAGTTTAAAGAAATAACCAAAGAGTTAGAAAAACTTACTCATAAAGGGATGGCCGTAATTGATGAGAATGACGCTAAATTAATTATAAATTATCTGACAAGTAAAATAACTAAATCTGAAGAAAAAGGCGTTGAAAATGGACAAATTAATGAAGAAAATTGACGTTTTTGGGATAGTAAGGTGCTTACTAATAATAGCATCGTATTATATAGATAAAATATACTTTCAAAGTGAAAGATTCGGGGAGATCGTAGTAATCATAATGATAGTAAGCCTTGCTATAGAATATTTATTTAAAAGAGGAGAAAAAAATGAGAAAGAAAAAAGTTTTAACGATTTTTTTATGCGCCGCTATGTTTGGAAATCTAATACCAAAAAATGAGGTATACGCTGCGCCGGTTAAAGTAGAAAGCCCAGACTGGCTTGGTTGGCGAAAAGCAACGGCAACGTGGGACTGTATCTGTTCAGTCAGGCAAGAGGCTCTGGAATCAAAAAAATCAATGGAAAATAGAATTGAAACGCAAGGTATAGGCACAGGCGTAGCCGGTTGCATACCAGGGTACGGGACAATGATAACTATAGCGAGCTCCATAAATCTGGCTTGTGTAGTTAGGGAAAAGAGAGAAATAGAAAATTTCCTTGAACAATTAGATATACACGAAAGAAAAAAACAATCTATAACATATAAAACTCAATATCAAGGCGGTTTAAAGATGTATAGGTATATTAGTTGAAAATAGGAATTAGAAAAGAAAGAAGCAAAGAAAACCTATACTAGATTGCACTATACTAATCTAAACTATACTATACTGTGGCAACCAAATGTCATACCAGATGTCATACCAAAATTAACAAAAATAGGAAGGCAGGAATACTATAATGAATAACGTGTCACTTATTGGAAATATAGGTACTGATATAGAATTAAAAACTACTCCAACCGGAAAAAATGTTTGCACATTCCCTCTTGCAGTTAAGGACCGTGAACGTACTTTATGGATTAACATAGTAGCGTGGAATAAAACGGCTGAACTGTGCGAAAAGTACTTGATGAAAGGTTCACAAGTAGGAATCGAAGGAAGAATCGCTGTCCGAGAATATACAAATAAAAACAACGAAAAAAGAAAAATCGTTGAAGTGATTGCTGATGAAATCACATTTATTGGAAAGAAGCATGAAATAACAAATGAAGAAAACACGGAAATGATTGCAGGATATCAGGAAGTAGACATGCTTGAGAATGATTTACCATTTTAATCAAAAGCAAAATATGAAAAGGAGTAAATTATAATGAGAGTTAATTTAGATGAATTAGGAAGAATAGTTATTCCTATACAAATAAGAAGAGAATACGGAATCAAACGCGGGAATAAGTTGGAAGCGATTGAATTAGAGGATGGAGTATTAATCAAAACTGTTGATGAGTCATGCGTAATTTGTGGTGGTAACGAAAAGCTTATATCACTTGAAGAAAAATTTATATGCGAAAAATGCATTGAAAAAGGCATTGAAAAAATGAAGTAGCCCAAAAGCTACTTCATTTTTGTTGAACGAATCATTTTTATTAATTCCGGATCATCCAGTAAATCAATAATGCTACAGTGAAGGGATTTTGAAAGAGCTAAAAGGGTACTCAAGCTTGCGTTATTAACATCCCGGCCATTTTTACTTTCGTAACTTTGGATAGTACGAATACTTACCCCCGCTAATATAGAAAGCTCTTCTTGAGTAAGCCCCCGCTTTTCTCTTAAACTTTTCAGTGACATCTATTTTAACCTCCAATTTTAAACTTAATATAAATATAAGCCACTGTGTAAACAGCGGCCTATATTTAATTTTAACTTTGATTAATTTTTAACTCATAGGTGCTATTATGTTTTCGTTCATCACGCCAAAAGCTTTTTCGAATTCTTCAGCATTAATTTCTTTTTCTCTAATAACTTCAGATTGATTATAACGACCCTTGCCATATTTTTTGAGTTTGAACTTAAATTCATCTGTGTAGCCAATTGAAACCGCGTTACTATGTCTACCTTTTCTTACCAGTTTAGCCGGGTGCCAGAATGAGTAACCATCATAATCTGATTTGTGAGGCATATTAATCAAAACCGATCTTTCTGTTTTAGCCTCGATGTTTTGTTTGTTAATGTTAATGTTTTTCCAACTCATGTTAATCTCTCCCTTTTTTTTGATGTCTTAATTATACGACTATTGTAGTATTAATTCAATTCGCATATTGACCAAACTTTCACTTGATATTTTGGTTAAAATCATGAATTTACAATTATTTAGATTGTTAACAAATGGTTCATACTTTATTAACAATTACCCTGTATAATGTGTTTTATACTACTACTTTGGTGGTATATAAATAATAGATAAATTGAAAGGGGTAATTGAAATGACTGCAGAATTGAAAATAGCATTGACAAATTCGGGTAAGTATAATGAAGGTGAATTGATTTATGAGTGGCTAGATTTGCCGGCGACTGATGAAGAGATTCAAACAACGCTTGAAAGCATCGGTGTCGAAGATGGCACTGAGTATGAAGAATATTTTATCAGCGACTATGAAACTTTAATTGATGGTTTAGAGGTTAGCGAACATGAAAATATTTTTGAACTTAACGAATTGATGCAAGAAATTGATGAGTTAGACAATTACGAAAAAGAAGTTTTTGAAGCTATTCTAGAAATTAATGGTAACGACGTTGAAGGTTCGATATCAATTGCAAAAAACAATAACTACGTTTATTACCCAGAAATTAATAGCTATGAAGAGTTGGCCGAAGAATTAGTTGAACAAGGTTATTTAGATATACCCGAACACTTACTGCCATATATCGACTATGATAAAATTGGCCGTGATCTTAGATATAGCGGCGAATTTTCTGAAACAAGAAACGGTTTTATTAGTCTTTAAACCTCATCGTAAAGCCTCTATAAAGCCTCAAAAAAATTATAGTATCTAGAATACACTGCGAACCGGCAGTGTATTCTAGGCAAAATCAAAAAAACCCACGTCTTTATAATTTCTGACAATTCACAAATTAATATATAATTAATTAAACTGGGGGGGGGTATAAAATGACTACTTATCAGAAAATCGAAAACCTAGAGAAAAGAATGTACAAAGAAATTAAAAACGGTAATTTTGATAAGGCAGACAAGATCAGAAAAAAGATCGTCGACCTTGATGCATCAACTCTAGCTAAGGTGCTCGCTTATTCTAAAAAAGTATAAACCCATAATTATTATTGATGTTAAAATACAAAAAATTAAAGCCCACATTTTAAAAGATGTGGGCTTTTGATATTCATAAAAACTTTATTTCGAACGTATCACGGTTAACTATGATTTTATCGATAATTGATAACCATAATCGGCGGCGCTCATTTTTTGACAAATCATCATAAATCATTGAAAAATCCATTGACAAGAACTCTTTAATTTTCTTTGAGTCTACCAGTCGAGGTTTTTCAATTTCTTCCTTTTCTTGTTTTAAAGCGGTCAACCGTTCAAATTCTTCCCTATAATGGTTTTTGTCAATTATGTCATCCATGTATAAATCTCTTAATTTTTGTAATTTCTTGTCAATTTTACTCAAGTCAACTTTAGCCGTCGAATTGTAGCCTTTTTCTTTTACGTTTACTTCAAGTAAATATTTTTCTAATTCCGGTTTGACCCGCTCTAAAAGCTGTCGTTCGATTTTCTTTTCTGTGATACAATAATTGTTGGGGCATGATTTGTCCTTGTAATGATGGTTACAGCGGTAAACATTACGCCTTTGGGAAGGGTATTTACCGTTGTAGCCTGCATTTCCACCTAATTTTCTGCCGCAATCAGCACATACAAGCATGGATCGGAAGACGTACTCAGCCGGGTTTTTAGCTTTTTTATATGCCTTTCCGTTAATTGCTACCAATCTCTGGACACGTTCAAATTGTTCCGGAGTAATGATCTGTTTACAGAAATCGCGGTATATGCCATAATCAGAAACGTGCAGTCCGATATATAGATAGTTAGTTAAAATTCTCTTGAGTGTCCAGAAAGTTAACCCTTCATATTTGTCTTTGCAATAATCAACTAATTTTCTTATATTCATGAGGCGCTCATAGGAATCAAAAACATCAACAATCATATCGCGCTCAGATTCGTTAATTACAAGCCGCTTATTTTCGATTTTAAAGCCCTTTGGAACGGAACCTGATATAACTTCACCCCTTTCTAATTTGTTCTTGAAAACGGCCTTTATACGGTCGCTAGTGACATTGGATTCATTTTCCGCAATTGTCAGCATGATATTAATCTGCAAACGGCCAGCGGTTGTTGTCGTGTCGTATTCTTCCCAGACAGTCTTCCAGTCAACTTTATATTCGTCCAAGACATCTTGGAGCTTGTAATAGTTACGTACTCCGCGTGACCATCTGTCAATCTTAGTGAATAGGATTATATCAATTTTTCCTGCTCTGACATCATCTAATAGCCTTTGAAGTGCCGGACGTTTTAAGTCTGTCGCAGTGTAGCCGTCGTCTGTGTACTCATCAACTATTATATAGTTTTTTGATTTAGCATAAGCCCTTAATGCTTCAATTTGTGCCCGTAGGCTATCACCGTGTAACGCCTGTTCATCCGAACTGACCCTGTCATATAGTCCGGCTCTTTTCATTTTCCCCATATTATCTCTTCCTTTGCTTTTCTAGTTGTGTGGAGCGTCCCGTATAAGGACGCTTATTTTATATATTCTTCAATTCTTACAATGTCTTTTAAATACTGATTAACTCGTTTTCTACCTGTACTATTTAATTTTTGAAATAATATTAAATTATCAAGCCCCAAATCACCGTAAATATTTTTAACTTGATTATATAATTCGTTTTCATGCTCTTCCGGTTGTTCTTCATCGTCAAAAATAAATATCCAGGGCTCAACATTAAAAAGCAAACATAACGTTTTTATGTGTGAGCTCTTTAAATTTTCAACTTTCCCGGACTCATACTTTTGAACGGCTGCCTTTCCAATTCCTAAATGTTTACCAAGCTCTTCCTGCGTCATCCCCTTTAAAGTTCGTAATTTTTTAATTTTTTCACCTATAGTCATATAATCCCTCCTTTCTACTCAAGAATAACATACAAAGTAGCTTACAAGTAAACTTTTTGATAAAAAATATCTCAAAAAATTGTTGAAGTTGTTAAAAAATTATATTAATATAATCTCGAGTCAACTTTTAGGATACTTTTAATTTTCAAAAGTATCTTAAAATTCAACACGGCGGGAGGCAGTACAAATGATAAATGGCAAATTATTAAAGTCAATAATGAAACTTCATGGAGATACTCAAGAATCCTTATCGGATTATTTGGGGATATCTTTTACAACTATGAACAGAAAAATTAACGGATTAAACGAATTCGTTCAATCTGAGATTAAAAGTATTGCTTTGAAATATAAACTGACTACAGACGAGATTAAAGAAATCTTTTTCAACTAGGAGCGGAGACATGGACATAAACAGTTTTTTTGATACGCTTGCGAGAATCATTTCAGACAGAGAAAAAGCGGAAGTACATATAAAAGCAAACCCAAAGGGAGAAAAAAAGATTTGTTAACAATTTATTTACAATTTAATTCTTTAAAGTAAATATAACATCGCATTCTAGAGGTATAATATTGTCATGATAAATGATGGTCGAGGTCATTAATCAGTCAAAATTAATAGATTATTCCTCTGATTTTGAGAAAAGCTCGACCCTTTTGTCAAAAATCGGAGTTATAATACAAAAAGAGCTCCGAATTCCTTTTAATAGGGAATGTTCGGGGCTTTTTTAATAGTTTTTTATTATCATTTTTTACTATTTTGCCGATTGAAGTTGAAAAGTTTTGGAAGTATAATGTTTAAGTCGCTAATTTTTAGAATATTCAAAAAATAATGATTAAAATAAAAAAATTCGGGTCGAAACCCGAATTGTCACCAATTTTAATACAATACAATAAAAAAACCAATAAATAAAAACCATAAATGAAAAACAAATATAAAAGCCAGATATAAAAGCTAAATATAAAATACATAAATGGAATTTATTTAAAAAAGCAATAACTACATTATAACAAATAACATAAAGTTAAGAAATACCTTATACAAAGAACTTCAAGACATTTATTATCAAAAATTTAATAAAACGTCCTAAAAATACAAGTTATAACACGTATTTGGACAATAGAAAGGAAAATAAAATACAATGAATGACCAATTAAAAGTAAGAGGAATTAATTCTAAAGGTTTTGGAACAATCCCAAAATTAATAATGCAGGATAGGAGTATAGGAGCTATAGCAAAATGCATTTACGCGTATTTTTGCAGCTTTGCAGGCGGAGGAGACCAGTGTTTTCCTACCAGAAAAAAGATTTGTTATGACTTAGGAATATCAAATGACACGCTAAGTAAATATTTACGTCAGTTAATAGAATCAGGGTATATTTCGTGTGAACAAATCAAAGAACACGGGAAGTTTAGCCATAATGTTTACACTTTAGAAACGAATCTACCGTGTCCGAAAAATTCCGATACGGAAAATTCCGTATACGGTAAATTGGACACTAATAAAAACAGTTCTAATAATAACAATTCTTTTAATAATAACAGTAATAATAAAGAAAAAAATAATAAAAAAGAAAAAGTGGAAAAACTTTCTGATGATGTTAAAAAGGTAGTTGACCTTTACAAAGAAACTTGCGTTTCTTTTCCCTCTATTAGGAGCATTACAGACAAAAGAAAAAAGGCAATTGCTAAATTACTTAAACAATTCACCTTTGAAGAAATAAAAGAAGCATTCATTAAGGCCGAACAAACACCATTTTTAAAAGGCCATAATGAACGCGGATGGAAAGCCGATTTTGACTTCATGACTAACACAGAAAAAGTCATGAAAATCTTAGAAGGCTTTTATAATGATCAACAAAATAATTATAACACATCACGTCAACGTTATAATTCCAGAAACGAATATAAAGACAGAAAACCAAGCTACGACATAGATGAATATGAGAGAACATCAGGGAATCCGTTTGATAATTTTGTCAATCCATAAGGAGTGGTCGTAATGCATGCGATTAAAGAAATTTTAGAAAAACAGCAAATCTCAAAGTCTGTCATACAACCTGAAGACTATGCTCAATACAGAGTTGATGAGTTTAATAAACTTAAAGGGAATCTAAACGAAAAAGACGGGTACAATTGTGATAAATGTCACAATAAGGGAAATATAATCTATCTTAAAGACGGTTATGAATATTCAAGAGCTTGCGAATGTATGGAAATACGCCGCTCGATAAAGAACATGGAGCGGAGCGGCCTAAAAGAGGTAATTAAAAAATTTACTCTTTCTAAGTATGAAACTACGTTGGATTGGCAAAATGTGGTCAAACAAAGTGCTATTGACTATATAAACCAGAAAGAAAATTTTTGGTGGTTTATAGGCGGTCAATCAGGTGCAGGAAAAACAATGATCTGTACTGCTATAGCGAAAGAATTTCTACTAAAGGGTCAAAAGGTCAAATACATGCTTTGGAAAGAAGACGCGACCAAAATAAAAGCCTCCATAACAGATAAAGCTGTTTATGAGTCTTTATTAAATCCCTTTAAAAAAGCGGAGATTTTATACATAGATGACTTTTTTAAACCTATCAAGGGAAATGACGGAAATTTAATCCCTCCAACGCAGGCAGATGTAAACTTAGCTTTTGAAATAATAGATTATCGAAAATCAGCAGATTTAAGAACAATCATTTCCAGCGAACGGTATTTTTCCGAAATTATTGATATTGACGAAGCAACCGCCGGAAGAATTGCAGAACAAACCACAAAGAAATTCTTATTAGCAATAAGGAGGAGCATAAGAAATAATTATAGATTTAAGGGCTTAGATTTATAATCAAGAACAATGCGAGCTTCACAATATCAATTACAGGCTCATATTTGCCCCAAATTTCAATTTTTATTTTAAAGGCGACAAATTACTAGGATAAAATAAAGTCTTTAATTTAGGCCATTTAAAGCTTAAAAATAATAAGAGGTGATTTTTACCATGAAAGGCATTGTCGATTTACCGAAAGAAATGAACATGAATGACCTTTTTCAAGAGTGGACATTGAATCGAAACATCAAGATATCTTTTGCAAGCTATGTTAAATACTGCCTAAACAACGGCGTTTACATTAATGATTTAGAAAAATACAATAATTTGCTAAAAGGCGGAAACCATAAAAAAGCATTTGGAGGTCAAAAATGAATAATGTGAATCATCCGAAACATTACACGACAGGTAAATATGAGTGTATAGACGAAATGAGAGCGGTTTTTGGAGATGAAGCGGTCAAAGCTTTTTGTAAATGCAACGTCTGGAAATACAGGTATAGAGCAAATCAAAAAGGTGGAGATGAAGACTTAAACAAAGCGGATTTTTACATAGAATACTTAATGAAATTAAACGAGGAGGAGAATAAAACATGATAGTGGTTACTTGGTTAATTAGTTTATTAGCACTGACAGGTACAATACTTAATGCAGAAAAGCGAAGAGCCGGTTTTTATCTATGGCTTATTACCAACCTTTTCTGGTTCATCTACGACTTTAAAATCGGGGCATACGCTCAAAGCGCCTTATTTTTCGCATATTTTCTTTTAGCTATAAGAGGATTAATCGTCTGGAAGAGAAAAGAGGGAAAGTAAAATGTGGGAAATGATTAAACAGTTTTTCTTAATGGGAGCGGCTATGTCGGCTGGTTTTTGTACTGTAGCATTTCTATTTTTCCATTTTTTAATAGACAAAAATGACAAGGAAGATGATGAATAATGTTTTGTGAGTTTATCGACTACATAGATAACGAATTCGGGACGTATTACAAATACTGCACCGTTAAAAACAAACTGATTGACCCGAATGACTGCAATTATACTTGCAAAGACAGAAAAAGAGCATTAAAAGAGGGGGACTTTTTAAATGATTAAACTTTTTATTTCTGTGACGTTAGCTTTATGCTCAATCTTATTTACGATCATGTTTTTCTCTGTTGCTAAAAAAAACGAAAAAGAAAATAGACCTTTAGAAACCCTAACTGCCATATTATCAATCGCAACTATAGCCGCTTTTGTATTTTCTCTTATTTAGGTGATTTTATGCATAAACTAACTATTCCCGGACAGTTAATCTCTCTTAATGAATACATTCGCCTTTGCAGAGCTAACAAGTACTCAGCAGCGAAAAAGAAAAAAGATATTGAAGACATGATAATCTTAAATATCAAAACACAACTAAAAAGATTTAAAACAGAGAAAAAAATATTTTTAGAGTTTTATTGGTATGAGAAAAGGAGGAATAGAGATCCAGACAACATCAGTTTCGCGAAAAAATTTTTGTTAGATTCTCTTGTTAAAAGCGGAACAATCCCAAACGATGGCTGGAGTAATATATCTGGTTTTACAGACCAATTTTTTATAGATAAAACCAATCCAAGAGTTGAAGTTGTTATAAAGGAGTGTACTGAAGATGACTGAATCAGAAAAAAAGGTTATTGAAATCATTCGAAATTGGCAGCTTAGAAAAGAACGGATTGAAATACTCAAAAGAAAAATTGAATCGCATTCATACAAAGTCACAACCGAAATCTCATTAGCTCCGGGGCGTGCTAAAGGGCTAAACATTAGCCAAGTAGAGCAATTTTCTATCAACATGATAAACTATAAAAAAAGGCTTGAGATGCTTATTCTAGAAACAAAATTATATGAATTAATTTTTAATCAAGCGGATTTATCTAAAACCGAACGGGATTTAATAAAAAGTATGGTTTTAGGAATGAATCCAATTAATTTTGCAAGAATAAATAACATAATACCAAACTATAAAATATATAAAATTCAAAATTCCGCAGTTAAAAAGCTTTTGGAAGAATATAAACGGTCAAAAAACATCATTTTGGAAGACTTCAAGGTAAAAAATTGACAATCTTAAAACTTTTTTGATATAATTAATTACACATGAAAATCATTTTTTAAAGTTTTGTTTTCCAATTCGTTTTCGCAATACTTAAAGGCTTGTACTTTTGTACAAGTCTTTTTTGTTGTGCATTTTGTACACTCAAGTATTTTAAAACTCGGGGAAATACTTTAACCGTTTGTTAAATATCTACAAAGAAAGTAATAAAAAGAAACTTTTCCAAAATAATGTTTCACGTGAAACGTTTAATATCGGAGGTGATAAACAATGGCAAAAACAACAGACAAAGTTGAAGACTGGAGACTTGATGGAACATATCAAGACAAGTTGAACTTAATTACATCTCTCTCAATGCAAGGACTAAGCAAAGCTCAAATAGGCGAACATGAAGAAATAAATATATCGCCACGTCAAATAACTAGATTGTGCAAAAAGCACAAAGAATTCGCGGCCGCATTCAAAAAAGGTAGGGAATATGTCGTTGCATTTGCTCAAAATGCGTTGATGAATCAAGTCAAAAATGGGAATGTAACGGCTATAATTTATGCCCTGAAAGTTTACGGCGGTCAATTCTTCAAAGAAAACAAAATTGAACTTGATCTCGCTAAAGCTGAATTTGAATTCAAGAAACAACAAGCAGCGGCAGGGAACAAAGAAGAAGAACGAACCATTGTCTTTAACATTAAACCTGCTACTGGCCTTGATGTTGAACAAGAACATTGAAAGGGGGTGATTTAGATAGCAACTGTAAGAGGAGTCATTGCAAGAAACACAGGAACTGTTAGAGAACCTCAATATAAAAAATCCGCGGCAGTATCGGCAAGATCATTTGCACAAAGTGGAATTTTGGGGGCTAATGCAAAAAGGCGTAAATCTCTAGGCGGAAAAGGTGGTTAAACAAATGAGCAACATTTTGTTTGACCCTATTAAAACACAGGCAAGCGTTACAGATAGTGTTATTGTCGGCTTTAGTGGCGGCAAAGATAGCATAGTGACGCTTGACCTATGCTTTAAGTATTTTAAGAATGTAAGACCATATTTTATGTATCTTGTACCAGGGCTAGAATTCCAAGAAAAGATGCTGAATTGGTATGAAAATAAATATGATACTGAAATAATAAGAATGCCACATTTCGAAGTATCAGAATTTCTGAAATACGGAAGTTTCACACGTTTCGACTTTGATGTACCTATAGTTGGGATTAACGATACTTACGAGTATTTAAGGCAGAATACAGGAATACATTGGATTGCAGCCGGTGAACGGTGCGCCGATAGTATAGTAAGAAATGCAATGATTAAAAAGAGCGGTAGCATTGATTATAAACGAGGCAGATTTTACCCGCTCGCCTATTGGAGCAAAAAAGAGGTACTGCATTATATTAAATACAAAAAACTGTATTTAAGCCCCGAACAACGAAAACTTGGTTTTTCCTTTAGAAGTTTAGCAGGACGTGAAATATCTATTATTAAAAAACATTATCCAAAAGATTATAAGAAAATATTAAAGGTTTTCCCATTTGCTGGCGCAGGTGTAGAAAGGTTTGAAAGATATGGCAAATAATCAAATAAAGGAATTGAAAATATGGCAACAAAAGAGGAAATTAAATGGGCTGATAGCCTAAACAAAGCTATGAGTATGCCAAGTTCCTATAGTTGGGATGCCACGGCGAGAAATTACGCAATAAAAAAAGCGTGGAATAATAAGCCTAAATCATTAAGCTATTTGAAAGCCGCAAAACTTGCAAGCAAGCGTTTAAAGTCAAGCGGTGGTTCGGGAGGTTAATGCTTTATGGCAAATAAATTGATATTGAGTTCATAACTGATTGGCAAAATATAATTAGCAGTAGGGAATGCCTTATTCCCTGCCGCTAATTTATGGAGACTATTCAAACCAGAATGAGGTGTAAAAAAAGTATGGGAAACACGCAGGAAAGAAGCAAATACCAAAAAGGCGAAATGCAAACACTAAAACGTTCCCAGCTTATAGGGGCGGAGTACAATCCACGAATAATAGACAAAGAAACAAAAAAACGACTAAAAAAAGGGTTGCAGCAGCATGGCTTAGTATCTCCTATCACATGGAATAAGCGTACTGGACGAATTGTGTCAGGGCACCAGAGAATCTCGCAGCTTGACGCATTAGAAAAGAATCAAGACTATACACTTGACGTATGGGTTGTGGATGTAGATGAGAATGAAGAAGCAAAGTTAAACGTAATTCTAAATAACCAGTCACTTATGGGCGATTGGGATTTAGATAAACTAGCATTAATGACTGATGAATTTGATTTATCTTTTGAAGAAATGGGATTTACAAAGTTAGATGTTGATTTTATGTTCGATGGCGATGATCGCTTTAGTGACTTATTTGATACGCCGGAAGTTGATGAGGTCAAAGTTGGGCTTGACGCGGTTAAAGAGGCAAGACAAGCAGGCAAAGAGCGAATGGCAGAAAATAACAATATCAACTGGTACTCTATAATTGTTTTTGAAGATGAACAGCAAAAAACGGCGTTTTACAAAAGCATAAACACGCCGCTTAGTGAGGAATATTTAACTGTTGATAAAATAATGCGATTAAGCCATTAAAGGGACGAAATATTTATTATAATAGTTTTCTGCCTCTTCATCGGTCATATCTGAAGGTAAATATTTTATAAGTGAGTCATCAACATCATATAAATTTAATTTACCCTTAACTGGGAAAGGAATAATTTCACGAAAATTAGTAAGGTGCCATTCATAAATGCCATCATGCTCGTTATAGATAATATCTGATAGAGTACAAACAATTAGAGCGTGACCGGATATCATACCTTTACGTTTGGGATTAGCACTACTACAAATCAATAGATCACCTCGGTGCTTAGTTTGCCATGTTCGATACTCAATGTTTTTTTCACCGCATAAAATTTGGTGTGCCCACTCTGGTTTTAATGATAAAGCTTTCATCTATTCACCTACTTTCTTACTAGGTATATTATACCATGAAATCACTCAATTTATATTATACAAGGCTTTCAAGTTTGAATTGTTAACAAACTGTTAACAAACTGTTAATTTTTGCATGTCAAGTGTAATTGTTAATACTCAGTTCACAAAATCCCTGCATAATATAAAAAGGAAAGGGTGAACTATATGCCACAAAGAATAGATATTACAGGCAATAGATATGGAATGTTAGTTGTTGAAAAATTTGCTTATTCCAAAAATAGAAAATCATATTGGAAAGTTAAATGTGATTGTGGGAATGAAAAAATTGTATATGGTGGAAGTTTAAAAAACGGTGATACTCAGAGCTGTGGTTGCTTAGGCAAGCGTCATAGAATAGAAAGTATTATAAGGCATGGCAAAACAGGAACGGCAATATATAGAACCTGGGTGAATATGAAAGCAAGATGTAATATAAAAAGTAGCAGTCGTTATTCTTGCTATGGAGCAAGAGGGATAACAGTATGCGAAGAATGGAATAACAGCTTTGAAGCTTTTTATAATTATGTTTCTCAACTTCCACACTTTAACGAAGAGGGTTATACATTAGACAGAATAAACGTAAATAGCAATTATGAACCTGATAATATACGTTGGGCAACTAAAAAAGATCAAATGAATAATTACAGACGAAATCATTTAATAACTTACAATGGTAAAACTCAAACATTGGGGCAGTGGGCTGATGAATTAAACATAAACAGAGGTACATTGTTATCTAGACTAAATAACGCCCATTGGAGCATAGAAAGATCATTAACAGAAATTCCATTTAAGGGGAAAAATCAAACATATAAGAAACGAGGTGATTGTTAAAGTGGGAGCTAAAGAGATACTAATAAATCCAGCATATATGCCTTATATTGAGTCAAAACAAAGAATTCAAATATTTTTTGGGGGAAGCTCCTCTGGTTGAGCAAGAGTTTTTTTCTTGCTCAAAGATGCATAATAAACAACATGAAGGGCGCAAACTATTTAATTTGCAGGCAAACAACGACGTCTATAAGAAAATCGTGTTTTAATGAAATATTAAAGGCCATCAATAATATGAATTTAAAAGACTTATACCATGTAAATAATCAGGAAATGATAATCACTAACTTACATAATGGCAAACAGATTTTGTTCACCGGTTTATATGATACTGAAAGGTTAAAGTCTATCAGTCCAAGAAATGGAGTATTGGAACATGTTTTTATTGAAGAAGCAACAGAAACAACATATCACGGCTTTAAACAACTTCAAAAACGTTTGCGCGGTATTTCTGATACAGCTAAATTTATAACTTTAGCATTTAACCCGGTTTTAAAAACGTCGTGGATTTACAAAGAATTCTTCCAGGATTGCTGGGACGAATCAAAAAATCTATATCAAAGCGATACAAAACTAATACTGAAGACTACATACAGAGATAATAAGTTTTTAACTAAAGATGACATAGCATTACTTGAAAGTGAAAAAGACCCGTATTATGTTGACGTGTATTTAAACGGAAACTGGGGTGTATTAGGAAAGGTTATATATTGCAACTGGGAGACTCAAGACTTAAGCAAACTAATACCGACTTTTGACAATATATACTGTGGGGTTGATTTTGGCTGGAATGATCCGAACGCCTTTATAAAACTTCATATTGATAATGATAGAAAAATAATATATGTGTTTGATGAAATATATAGACGAGGTATCACTATACCAGAATTTACTGAAGACATAAGAAAACGAATAACTCCGAGTCAATTAATTTTCGCTGACTGTGCTGAACCAAGGTCAATACATGAAATGAATCAATTAGGATTAAGAGTCACCCCGGTAAAAAAAGGCGGCGACTCTATTTTGCATGGCATTAAATTTTTACAGCGGTATAAATTTATAATTGACTTGAACTGTCAGAATTTTATTAATGAAATATCTCAATATCACTGGCTTGAAGATAAAGATGGGAATGCATTAGAGAAACCTGTTGATTTAAATAATCATTTACTCGATGCGACACGTTATGCATGCTCTCTCTTGATTGAACAGACAAATGCGGGAGCGGCAACAAGACTATATTAAAAATAGGAGGTGATAACATGGCTTGTAAAAAGAAAAAAGGTTGCAAAAAAGGCGGAAAAAAGGGAGGCAAATAATGGCTTGTAAACATTCATTTGCAAAATGGAATGACGTTATTTTTTGCTACAAATGTGGGCTTACTGTCACTTGTGATGGTAAGCCTATTTTTGATAGGAAATTACACAATTGCTTAGAAAACAAAACTAATAGGAGGGGAAGGCATGTCAATAGAAAAAATAAATAGATACCCTGATTATTCCGCCGAACTTGAAGAAATAGAAAAAAACGGTATAACTACCGCATTGATAAATAGAATAATAGAGCGACACCAGATGAACGCTTTGCATACTAGGCACTTGTGGGGAAGATATAACGGTTTCGCATCTGATGTCCCTATATCCACACGTACTCCACGTTTTGAGACCAAAAATGGCAAAGAGATTAATAACAAACTGGCAAATGATTTTTTTAGTGAAATAGTTGACATAGAAACAGGATATTTTGCTGGAAAACCTATCACTTACACGTACAGCAATACTGAAGAAAGCGAAGACGTGACGGGCACTGAAAAGGCCGTTGATGAAGCATCAAAAGCTTTGAATGATTTTGTAACAAGAAATAATATGTATGACCTCGATATGTTGACAACAAAATACACGTCAGCGGCAGAATATTGCGGTAGGCTCTTTTATATTGATGAAGAGGGCAACGAACGTGTTAAAGTCCTTCCTCCATACGAAACTATTGTTTTATTTAAAAACGAAATGACAGAGCCAAGCTATGGAATAAGATACTATACGTTTCATGATTTAAATGATCAAGAAATCATTAAAGCAGAATTTTACGATAACGCTTATAAGATTAACTATCAAGGATTTGTCGGCAGCTTAGAGCAAATAGGCGAACCTGAACCGCATTTATTTGACTATTGCCCGCTCCAAGGAATCCCAAATAATCCCGAAATGTTAGGCTCTCCAGAAAAAGTCATTAGTTTGATTGATTCGTACGACAAAATATTGAGCGATAGTGCAAATGAAATTGAAAGCTTTGCGAATGCGTACATGGTTTTCGAAAACGTTAATATAAAAGATGAAGAAATAACCGAAGCTCAAGCGACCGGAGCTATTAGATTCTTTAATGGTACAGGCAACGGAAAGGTCTATTTTTTAACGAAAGACTTAAATGACGCATATATAGAAAACAAATTAAACCGGCTGGAAAATAATATATATCGTTTTAGCAAAACCCCTAATTTTGCAGACACTCAATATAACAACGGGTCAGGGGTTAGTCTAAAGTTTAAATTGACAGGGCTTGAGACAAAGTGCGCTATGTTTGAAGCGAAAATGCACAGCGCAGCAACTTATATGTTCAAAGTACTAGGCAGCAGCTTCAAAAAGAAAAAAATCCCTTTCGATTATTTACAGGCCTACATAACCTGCAAACGAAATTTCCCGGCTGACTTAGCGAATGAAGCAACTACAGCGGCCACACTATTAGGGACAGGCCTTCCGAAAAAGATTGTATGGGAAAATCTTAGTTGCGTGGACGATGTTGACTATGCGTTAGATCTAGTCGAAAAAGAAAAAGATGGCATACCTGATTTAGACGAAAATATACCTGAAGACAATAAAGATGATAAAATTGACAAAATAGACTTAAAGAGTTAAAATTAAAATGCTTAATTTTCAATTTTTTATCTTTCAACTAATCCTTACTTTATATTTTGTGCCGCCTAAAAAGGCGGTTTTTTGTTTAATAAAATTACAATTGACAAAATATTGAATTTTCTAAATTTTTTTGATATAATCTTCTTGTGTTTTATATTTTTTATAATGCAAAGCTTTCCGGTGCATATTGCGGAGAGCTTTTTTTATTGCAAAGGAGGGATTAGCATAGAATTTAATCAAACAAAGCTTGATAAGCTGTTACGTCAATTGAGAAAAATTGAAGAGCACCGCTCTAAAGCAGCAGAAAAAGAGATTCGGAAAATCTACAAACAAATATTAAATGAAATAAAAATTTTCTTGAGTGACACTTACTCTACTTATGCGGTTGATGACAAATTAACTTATGCTACCCTCCAACAGTACGGATATTATGCAAAATTTATTGAAGAGGTTGAACAGAGATTAAATGGGATATCTCCGCGTGTATCAAATGAAATTATAAAAGTTGTAGAAAAAACATATGAAGCAATGCACAATGGCATGATACAGGCCGTTACATTGGCCGCTGGCGACGATAAAGTGCTCCATAGTCTATTAAGTCAAGTAAAGGGAACAACGCCTGAAATCGTCAAAAGAGCGGTTGAAAACCCTATACCTAAATTGACACTAAAAGATACTCTTGAGAAAAACAGAAAAGAGATTATATATAACATAAAACGTGAAGTGAATGTTGGACTGTTAAACGGTGACAGATACACGACAGTTGCTAAAAGATTGTCAAAGTCACTTGATGGAGACTATAAAAAAGCCGTCCGAATAGTGAGAACTGAGACCCACAGAGTTATAGAGGAGGGGCACGCAGACGCTAACCAAGCTATGGATGAAGCGTTGAAAGGTTCCGGCTATAGAATGGTTAAAGTCTGGCATACCGCTCGTGATGAACGTGTAAGACCTGGGCGTGGGATTGGTAAAAAATCAAAAGGAAAATATAACCACGTTGTATTGGAAGGCGTGAAAGCCCCTATGAACTACTATTTTAAATCTGGCAACGTTAAAACACTTGCACCGTCACAATCTGGTATTGCAGGATTTGATATAAATTGTCGTTGCTATTTGACTACAGAGTTGGTACCAGACAAGGAATTGGAAGAAATAAAAATAAAATATGCTGATTACATAGCGAAAGGATGAAAGAAGATGGGGGCAGGTTGTTCATGCTCTGTTGACTTAGAAACGGACATAGTAGAAAAAGTGAAAGGCAAAGTGAAAATTTCTGTAAATGTACCGCCAACTCAAGACAAAAAAACAACTAATAATGCTAATAAAGAAAATACAGAAAAATAAATAGAGTTATAATATATAAAGCAATGAGGACTTAGTCTTTTTCGAAATTATACTCCACACATCGAACTTAAAATTTAAGTGTGTGGGAGGTGATAATTTGTGGAAGAGATTAGCTAAAGTCTTTAAACGATTTTTTAAAATAAAAAAAATGACAGTTAAATTTAAACTGTCACTTAAACTAAAAATCGAAAAAGACTAAAGCAAAAGTCCTCATTGCTATTTATTATATCATTTCCAAATTCGTTTGTAATTCTAAAAAAGAATATTATCAAAAAAATGGACATGTTTATACATGTTCTTTTTTTATGCCAAAAGGAGTTATAATGAAAAGTTATAATTTGTTAAAAGGGAATTGTTTGGAGCTAATACAAAACATTAAAGATAAAAGCATTGACTTAATTATTACAGATCCTCCTTATAATTTTGAAAGTATGGGTGGCGGATTCTATGCTAAAAATAAAATTATAAGAAGAACATACTGCGAATCTTTAAGTAATATTAATTGCTGCAAATTTTCCCCTTCGGAATTTTTAGATTTATTAAAACCCAAAATGGTGAAATTTTATGGTTATTTTTTCTGCAACAAAACACTTATTAAATCTTATATAGACTGGTCTATAAAAAACAAGTTTAATTATGATGTCTTAGTAATGGCCAAAAGCAATCCTATACCGGCATTTAATAATCATCATTTATCAGACCTAGAATACATAGTGCTGATTAGAGAAAAAGGGACTTATTTTTCTAAACATAAAAAACTTGATGATTTTAGAAAATTCTATATAACGAACTGCAAAAAAGGCATTCATCCAGCAGAAAAGCCTGTTGAATTGCTAGAAAGATTTGTAAAAGTATCAAGCAAGGAATGTAATTTAATATTTGACCCGTTTATGGGCAGTGGGAGCACTGGAATAGCCGCTTTAAATATGAATAGAAAATTTCTAGGGATAGAATTAGACAACCATTATTTTAATGTCGCCAAAAATAGAATAGAAAATATCAATATGAGTAAAAATCACATCTGAAAGAGGGTGTGATTTTTACTTTTATTGATTTATTCAATAAAAGACCAACCGTGGGACGAATGGCAGCAACTCTTATTGTGGGGCTGATATTTGTCACTCAAAAAATAGTGGACGTTCAAAAGGACGGACTCAGGAGGGCATTTATGAATTTAGAAAAATTACAACAATTACTTTCAAATGGCGCAATTTCTCAAGATGAATTTGATTATCTATCAAAGGGAATTGATCAACCCGATGAGAAAGATAACCAAAAGGAACAATCATCAGAACAAACTGAAGAAAATCCAGACAATCAAGCTGACAGAATAGAAAAATTAGTGCAGTCGGCAGTAGACCGAGCGACGAACCGTTTAGGAAATGAAAATAAGCAGCTTAGAGAACAACTGGAGAAACTAAAAAAAGAAAAGCTATCTGATGACGAACTCAAAGCTCTTGAAATTCTGGAAAAAGAGACAGCATTAGCAGAGCGTGAAAAACAAATTCTAGATAAAGAGAACCGCTACTATGCTATCGAATCCATTAAAAAAGCCGGGCTTGACGACGGAAGCACAAAATCTCTTGATTTAATCGACTTTGTAATGGCTAGTGATCAATCGGAAATTGATAAAAGAGTGGATGCATTCAAAGCGTTAGTTAATAGTTTTGTAAAAGCTGAAGTAGACAAGACCTTTAAAACTCATGGAAAAACTCCAATTAAAAGCACTGAAAACAACACGGTAAATAACCCTTACAAAAAAGAAACTTATAATTTTACGGAACAAATGAAATTAGAACAAAACAACCCCGAACTTGCCAAAGCATTGAAAATGGCAGCCGGGGTTGTTTGATTTAAGGAGGAATTTAAATGGCAGTAACCAATATACTTAACATGGTAGAGGTCAATGAAAAATTTTCTACTTATGTTTTAGACAGATCAACAGAATTAAACAGATTAGTAAATGCAGGAATAGCAAGCGCCGACCCTGTAGTTGGTCAGTTAATCAACGGCACACCTGCGGGCGGAAGATTTATTGAAATCCCAGCATGGAACGCGCTAGAGGGTGAAGATGAAGTATTCGGAGAACATGATGTAAGCGTTGGGAACATCACAACCAAATCAAGTCATGCAACTCTATTATTTAGACAAAGAGCGTGGGGAGCAACAGACCTGTCGCACGTATTAGGCGGAGCAGACCCAATGGCAGCGGTTGGCAATCTATTAGCTGATTGGTGGAATGCTAGAGAACAAAAAATCTATTTATCAATTTTAAAGGGCATTTTAGACCCTACAAGCGGAGCGCTCAGAGACCATGTAAATGATATATCATCCGGTTCAGGTGAAGCAGCTTATATTTCAGATGCGGCAACTCTTGATACTAAACAGCTATTAGGCGACCATTACGGCTCTTTAGGAATGGTATTCATGCATTCAGCTGTATATACCTATTTACAAAAGAAAGGATTAATTACTAGAAATCCTATTTTCGACCCGGCGCAATCACAAATTGAAATGGAAAGATACCTTGGATATAGAATCTTAGTTGATGATGGAATGCCGGTAAACGACGGGGTTTATACAACTTATTTCTTAGGCACAAATGCATTTATTCGTCAAGATGGTTCACCCGCTGGATTTGTTGGCTCTGAAACAGACAGAGACAAATTAGGCGCAAAGGATTATTTGATTAACAGACGTTGCATGATTGTAACACCGCGTGGTTTTAGCTGGAACACAAGCGCAACATTGACTGAAACAGTGGGCTCAGACACAAGAACATTATATTATCCAAATAATAACCACTTGGCAACGCCGGAAAACTGGACTCTTGCAACAGACCACAAAAAAATACCAATTGCAGCATTAATTCATAAAATCGGTTGATAGACGCAAACCATAGTTGGAGGTGAACACAATGAGTTGCACATTTTGGAATCTCCGCCGTCGTAGAGCCGCTGAACTGGCAAAACAGCAAGCGGCAGAAAAGGAAGCCCCGTACAAAGTAGAACCAGCCGAAGAAAAAAAACCTACAAAAAAGGTGAAAAAAGATGGCAGATAATGAAGTAATAAGAAGTGCTGCTATAGCATGGATAGAGCAAAATACGACCTTTGATGTATCAATAGACCCGCTTCCTGCAACCGTCGAAATGTTCATTGAAAAATATGGCGAAATAATGGGACTTAGAGCGGGAGTTAGTTCGGAGTCTATATCAGGCCTATCACAGTCATTTAACGGGGACTCAATTTTGCTATTAAAGCAATACGCTCAAGAATTAATTGGCTATGAATACATGAAGTCAGATGTTCAATTTATCCCGTCTGAAAAAAGGTGGGACGTGAAGTATGAGTATTAAATGGAGTAAAAAAACTGATAAATTACCGAATTTACAAGCAAGCTTAAAAAGGCTTGATGGTAAAGCGGTAACGGTGGGGGCTCGTGGAGAACAAGCCTGGCTTGGTGGCATTCATGAGTACGGATGCCGTATAACAATAACTCCCAAAATGAGAGCTTGGCTCCATGCTAATGGATTGCACGTTAAAGACACAACAACTCATATAACTATCCCCGAACGGTCATTTTTGAGAAATGGTTTTGATGAGGGTAAAGACAAAGTCATTAAAGACACTGAGAAGTTGTTAGCTTTGGTAGTTGATGGGAAAATTGACGGAGACAAAGTTTTGGAGCAGTGCGGAGCATGGCTGAGAGATTCAATCAAAGATTATATGGTTAATTTAAACAATCCGTCTTTGCACCCATTCACGGTAGAGCGAAAACACAGCAGTAATCCTTTAATTGATACAGGCAGCCTGCTTAATTCCATTGAATACGAGGTGGAATAATGGGCAAATATTTTAATTTTGATGCGCTTATAAAAAAATATGAGTCAGAATTTACTGTTATTACAGCTATTACAGCAGGCACGGAAACAATAAATGATATGGGCGATTATGAATATTCTGAACCAACTGAAACCGCAAAGCGTGGGGCAATTATCGGAATTAGTGACAACAAAATATACAGATCAGAGGGTATGCTAACAAGCAAAGACAAAGAACTGTATATGAGGGAATCATTAGGATGTAATTATGATAAAGCACACGTAATATTTAAAGGTAATAAATATAAGGTTGAGCAAATGCCCGATGAGAACGCCGATTTTAGCGGCGTTTTTTCTTATATCTTAAAGTATGTTAGCGCGTTTGGAGGTGGCGGAGCTGCTTGATTTAGATAACATTAGGAAAACAATAGTTAAAGGATTAAAAGAGTATCTAAATATTCCTGTAATTAGAGGCAATCAAACAGGCGAAGCCCCTTCATATCCTTATTTAAGCTATAACATAACCACTCTTTTAAGTACTAAAAACGGCAGCTGGGGCAAGTATGATGATGGGGAAGATAGAAAACCATGTACTCAAACTTGGTCAATCTCTGTACAGTCTGATAATGCATCAAAGGCGATGGAGCTAGTCATTAAGGCTAAAGAGTGGCTCGACCATATAGGAACAGTTTATTTGAATGATAACGGCGTAATTGTTCAATCTACAACAAACATTAACGATAGGTCAAATCTCTTAACGATAGAGTATGAATATCGTTACGGATTTGACTGTATACTGTGGTTCCTGTCTGGAACTAATGACGTAACAGAGCAGACGGGAACAATAGAAACGGCAGAAATAAAACATGAAGAAATTAAATAGGAGGAATTAACGTGAGTTTAGATGTCAAAGTAAAAATAGACCTTTCACAACCGGTAGGGAAAGCCTCTTTTGGCTATCCACTAATAATTAATGTCGGAGAAACAGCAATTGATTATACAGAATGCAAAACTCTTGAAGAAATCATAACAGCAGGATTTGCAGCAACGACAGATACATATAAAGCCGCTGCGTTAATGTTTGGACAAAGCAATCCGCCTGAAAAAGTAGCCGTAAATCAAGTTACAGGTACTATTGTTGAAGGTCTGGGCGCAATCATTAACAAAGGATTTAGACAAATCGTTGTAGTTGGGGATTTATCTGAAGGTGAAGATTTAAGCGACATTGCAACTTATGTTGAAACGACGAAAGACAAAATGTTCTTTGCAACTGCTACAAGCAAAGCTGGATTAACTGATATCGGAAATGGAGACCGAACGGTTGCTTTTGTTCATACCAATCCTTTGGCAGTCTCCGCTTTAGTAGGTGAATCATCAGGAAGAGACGTGGGCAGCTTTACCTATAAAAATCTCATACTAAAAAATATTACTCCGATGGATTTGACAGACAGTGGAATTTCTGAAATTCACACCGCAAAGGGGATCACGTTTGTAACCAAAGCAGGCGATAACGTGACTACTGAAGGAAAATGTGTAAGTGGAGAGTATATCGACATTATTGATTGCAAGGATTATATAATCACAAACCTTGAATATCAAACTCAAAAACTATTAAACAGCATGGCAAAAGTTCCTTACGATAACAACGGAATCGCAATGCTAGAAAATGTTGCTGTCAACGTATTAAAAGATGCTTATAACCTTGGTATGATTGCAACAGATGCGGAAGGAAAGCCAATGTATAGCGTTAACTATGCTATGAGAGAAGACACTTCAGAAACAGACCGCGCAATTAGGAAGTATATAGGCGGTAAATTTAGCTTTACACTTTCGGGTGCGGTTCATGAAGTCGAAATTACAGGCTCTATTGAAATATAAGGGGGAATAAATAATGAATATCACGCGTTATAATGCTAAGGATTGCACAGTAACTGTAGACGGCGTTTTTCTTACACAGTTGGGGGAGACTATGATCACATTCGAAAAGGAAGAGTCATATTTTTCCCCACTTGTAGGTGCTCAAGGCGATATTATAAAGAATGAAACAAATAATACAATTCACACCTTGACGGTTGCTATCCAACCAACAAGCCCACAATTACCACATTTAGTAAAATTACTTGGACAATCAAGCAATTTCCCTGTTTGGGTAACAAACAAAGCTTTAGGAATGCGTATGGGTGGAGCGCAGGCAAGTATTAGTGAAATGCCTTCGATTGAACTTGGAGCAGAGGCCGCTGACATAGAGGTGACCTTTACTGTATTTGACGGAACTTTAGAATCAATCTAAAAAAACAAAAAGAGGCACGCTTTGGCGTGTCTCTTTTAATTTAAAAAAATTATTCCAAAATAATGTTTCACGTGAAACATTTAACAATTAGGGGGAAATATAATGGCAGCTAAAAAAGAATCAACACCAAGATTTAAAACTTATACAAAAAAAATCGGAGATACAGAATATACCGCTCAGTTTTCAGGCCTTTCAATGAAATTTGATATGGCGGACTATTCTGTGGCATTTAAGGACGGGAAACAGTTTACTTCAAACAAATTATTAGCTGAGTATTTGTTGAACAACGTAATTGTAGACCCGAACAATTTAACGATTGATGATTTTGAAAATGAAGATGAACTAACTGAAGTTTTGGAATTTGCGACCAAAGTAGTCGAGGGCAAAGACCCAAACTTTCAAGAGCAAGAGTAAATCAGAATTAACAAAGGAAGTTCGCGAAGAATGGCCGCTTTGGAGATTAGTCATGAGTGAAAAATTCACTTATGAAGAGGTGTTTTATGGAATGGATTTAAAAGAAATCCAAAAAGCTAATATAGCACTTGATCTTCAGATTAAGGCAGAAAAAGCCGCGATAAAGAAGAAAAGATAACCTCTGACAAAGGGGGTATTTGGATGTCAAATATAATTAGAGAAGAAACCGTTGCTATTAAATTCAAAATAGACGACAGCCCTTTAAAATCACTTACAAAAAATTTAAATGCTTTAAAAGGCACAGTGGACTCAACATTTAAAGGCAGTTCGTTTGAAGGATTAAAAAATAGCATAAGCGGCGTAGATAATAGTTTAAGTAAACTAAAAGGAACAATCAAAAATAGTGGACTAAATAAACTTAAAAGTGATATTGAAGCTGGCGGAGCGGCAATATCAGTTGCCAAAGATAAAATAAATAAGTTTAATAGTACACTTAAAAATATTACTACTCATCCACTTAAAACGTTGGATAAAGAAATTTTAAGCATTCAAATGTCAACCGGTAGAGCTATAACAGAATTTAAAAATCTGGCTAAGACAAAGGTTGATAATTTAAAAAATAATCTGTCTAATATAAAGAAAGTATTAACAGAGGGCGAAACCGGAGCAAAAGGATTTAGCAATGCGATTAAAAATATCGGGAAAATAAGCGTTTCTAAGTTAGTAACAGGATTTACTAATATAAAAAATAAACTAACTCTAAATAAATCCGAGGGAAGCAGTTTTTTACAGGTATTAAAAAACATCGGGAGCGCATCACTTGAAAAACTTAAAAGCGGATTTAATGGGTTAAAAAGTGTTATATCTACCGTTAAAAACTCAGTCCAAAATTTAGGCAGTCAGATATCAAGTGCCGCTAATAGTATTACGTCAAAAATATTCACTATAAAAAACGCCATTATGGGTTTAGCGGTCGGGACAATAGGAAAAAGCGCGTTATCAGTCGTGGGAGATCGGCAAGATATCACTTCACAATTTGAAGTTTTGCTTGGTAGCGCAGAGGCCGCTCAAAAAAGAGTTGAAGAATTAACCACATTCGCAGGCCAAACACCATTTACACGAGATGAAATTTTTTCCGCAAGTAAGCAATTACAAGTATTTACAGGTGAAGCATTATCTACAGGCGACAGCTTAAAAGTTATTGGAGACGTTGCAGCTGGAACCGGTCAATCTTTTGAAGACGTCGCATTATGGACAGGCCGTTTATATGATGCCATGAAGAGCGGGAATGCAGTAGGCGAAATGACTTCAAGACTTCAAGAAATGGGCGCGATTTCCGGTGAAGACCGAACTAAAATTGAAGCGTTAGCCGAAGCAGGCGGGGACATTACTAAAAATTGGGCTGAAGTTGAAAAGATTTTTTCAAAGTACAACGGCACTATGGAAAAAATGTCGAACAACCTCAATAACATGTTATTATCTTTAAAATCTTTCGCGACTAATAACATCCTTTTACCTTTAGGTGAAGGAATAGCAAAAGGGTTACAACCTGCTATTGAGAAGTTTAGAGAGTTCCGAAAGAAAAATAGTAAAGCTATTGAAGACATGGGAACTGTACTAAAAAACTTTGCTGAGAAAATATGCATTCCCTTATTTACAAAAATTGAATCCGGAGCAGAAAAACTGATTCTTGCAATAGCAAGCTTAAAAAATGGTTTTAGCGGTTTTTGGAATAGTGGAAGCAAACTGGCTACAGTATTGGAGCCTATAAAACCGATATTTGACTTTATAGTAAATAATAAAGACATGGTGATAACCGCATTACAAGGAATAGGCGCAGTTTTGGGAACAATCCTGGTTGCAAATAAAATTATGGCAGTCGCAAAAGCTTTATCGTTTCTAGCTTCACCTATAGGAATTTTAGGGGCAACTGTAACAATCTTATTTATGATATTTAAAAACGGCGCTGAACCTGTCATGAGCTTTTTTCAAAATTTAGGTGGATTAGTACAAGCGGCAATCCCTAAAATAACGAATGCCATAACGAATGTTTTTAATTCTTTAATGACTGTCATACCTCAAGTTTTGCCTATTTTAACTCAAATCATCACGGATTTAATAAATTCACTTACTTTAATGCTTCCGTCAATAGTGGATATGGGGCTAAATCTAATTTTAGCATTAATAGATGGGATTATTTCTGCAATACCTGTTTTATTGCAAAGCTTGCCGACAATAGTTCAAAACTTAATAAACGGTTTAATGACAGCTATTCCGAAGATTATTAATGCAGGGATTAAATTTATTAATGCTTTAATCCAAGGAATACAACAAAATCTTCCTTTAATCGTCGAAAGCGCGCTAAAAATAATCCAGTCGTTAATAAATGGAATAACTCAAAATATACCTGTAATCGTTCAAAGTGCTATTAAGTTAATGCAGAATTTTATTAAAGGTTTAAAGGAAACACTGCCTCAAATAATACAAGCGGCTATAGAGTTAATTAAAGGTTTATTGCAAGGTTTGTTGCAGAGTTTACCAACAATCGTCCAAGCCGGTATTCAACTTGTATTAGCATTGTTACAAGGAATACTTGACAGGCTGTCTGTGATTATTCAGGGCGCAATTCAGTTAATTATGGGGCTAGTTCAAGGATTAATTGAAAATTTGCCGTTAATTATTAAGACAGGAATAGAAATTATAGTTGCTTTGGCTATTGGATTAATTAAAGCAATTCCGAAATTAATAGCTGCGATTCCTACAATTTTCGGGTCGTTTATCAAAGGGATTTTCTCGATTAATTGGCTTGAGTTAGGTTGGGAAATCATAAAAGCAATTGCTAATGGAATTTGGGAAGGCATTAAATCTTTAGGGTCAAGCATTTGGAATGGAATAAAAAGCTTGTTTACAGGTGACAGCGGTGAAGCAGAATCTGAAGGGGAAAAAACCGGGCAATCGTATACAACAGGAATTGAGTCCGGAATAAATACAGCAAGTACTGCTAATTTAGGCCTAGATACGGCAAATAGTTTTGCAAGTGGGTTAACAAGCGGAACTGAAACAGTAACGGCAGCAGCTCAAGGGTTAACGAGCGAAACTCAGAATGCAATGAGTATTGCAGCGCAAGGCTCCACTAAATCTGCTGAAGAGGTTGCAACACAGATAACTGAACAGTTTAACAAAGTTACAGAAAGCATTTCATCGTTGCCTGAAAAAATCCAAGGCGTTTTAACACCTATCGAGACTGTTGTTACTAAGTTGACAGAAATTCCGGAAAAATTCGCGACTGCATTTTCAACGTTGCCTGAAAACGTCGGAAATATTGAAACAGCTGCAAGCAAATTAAAAACAGCGTTGGAACCATTACCGGCAGCAATTGAACCGGCTATACCTGCATTAACAAATTTGCAAAATGTAATTGTTCCTTTAGCTCAAACTTTCCCACAGGTTGGCGAAGCGGCTCAAAATCTCTTAACAGCGATTAAAGGAATTACAGAAAGCTTTGCAAGTTTAGCAACTTCAACTAAAACAGTGTCAGATGCTTTTTCAGTGATTCCGGAAAAGATTAATGCGATTATTCCTTTATGTCAACCTCTGGTTGTAGCTATTCAACCGCTAGTTGAAAAGTTTTTGGAACTATCCCCGAAAATTACGGAGGTAGCAAATAAGTTTACAGAATTAGCAACTGCATTACAAACTTCAAGCGATAGTGTAACGATTATTAATAATTCATTTAAAGCGATTGCTGAAAGCATGAAAACTATTTCTGAAGGAATAACCAACTTTAAAACCAAACTCGATGAGATACCGGGTGCGTCACAAAAAGCGGCGACTGCGGCAGACACGTTTATTGATGCGTTTAAACCTATTCCGGATCAGTTCAATAAAATTATGACTGAGATTAACAAAATCATGGATGATAACATTTCTGAAATGATTGATAAAGTGTCAAAACTTCCACAAAAAATGGCCGATGGAATCAAAGCCGGAGGGGATAGCTTAAAAAATAGTTTAGTCTCAATATGGCAAGAGGCAGCGAAGGCGATGGCGGCTCCCGTCAACAAGATTATTGACGGCGCTAATTGGATCTTAAAACAATTTGATGCAGATAAACAGATTGCCTCATGGACACCTTATGCAAGAGGTACAGACGGCCATAAAGGCGGGAACGCGCTTGTAAACGACGGTAGAGGTGCAGAATTAATCCAAATGCCAAATGGCAGACTATTTATACCTCAAGGACGAAATGTGTTTTTGCCTAATGCTCCCAAAGGGATGAAAGTATTACCGGCGGAACAAACAGCGCAGCTTTTAGGGAAAAAATCGCCTGCTTTTAGATATGCCAACGGTACTGGAGACATTGATATTTGGAACTTTATAGATGACTCTAAAGGCTTAGTTGATGCAGTATCAGATAAGTTTGTAAGCTATGATGGTTTAAGTGGATTCGCTTTAAATGCCGGGAAAGGCATGGTCAACATGATTAAGGGGGCAATGTCATCTTGGACTAAAAAACTATTTGATGAGTTTGGAGCGAAAAGCCTGGCTGATTATGTAGCATCGGCAGGGGTTGAACAGTGGAAATCGACAGTTATTCGAGCTTTAAAAATGGAAGGTCAATACTCTGAGGCAAATGTACAAAGGACTTTGTATCAAATGCAAACAGAGTCAGGCGGAAATCCTAGAGCAATAAATTTATGGGATAGCAACGCAAAGGCCGGTATTCCATCAAAAGGCTTAATGCAGGTCATAGACCCAACTTTCCAGTCGTATGCAAGACCGGGGTTTAATTCTAATATATACGACCCGCTCAGCAATATTTTAGCTTCAATAAGATACGCCGTTTCAAGATATGGTTCACTTGGAAAAGCATATCAGGGACACGGATATTCAAATGGAGTTGGTACGCTTGATTTAGCAGCTTACACGCCTGAAAACAGCGGAGACACTGTAATTAATAACCGGAATAAGGAAACCATTGAAAACACGACATATTCTCCAGTATTTAATCTTACAATTAGCGGGACAACAGATGATAGAGTACAAGCCCGGAAGGTTCAAAGATGGGTCAAGGAAGCGATGAACGATATGTATGAGTCAATGAACCGAAAGAACAGACAGATAGTCAGAGTATAAAGGAGGGGTAAATATGGCTTTAATAGGTGGAAAAAAAGACGGCAGAGTTAGTAATCAAATGTACATTTTTATAGAAAACGAAAGCTTGGACAGGCCAATTGAAGCCCCTTCTCATGCTACTGAAAAAGGTCTTCCATTAACTGATCACGTCAAAAGAAATGCACAAACGCTGTCAATTGACGGCTGTATTGTAGGAAAGAATTATAAAAAGCAAATCGAACAGATTCAAGCATGGCAAAACAGCGGTACCATAGTTGAATATATCGGACAAAATGTATTTGATAAAGGAATAATCACAAGCTTTACGACAGACCATCCAAACACGATAAACAGCGTTAAATTTAGCATGGAGATCCAGGAAATAAGGGTTGCAAGCAAAGCAGTATACACGACAGTAAAAGTCTATAAAGCTCCGCTTCAACAGGTTCAAAAAAATAATACAAGTGAAGAGGTATACCATACCGTGAAAGCTGGCGACTGTATTTGGGCGCTAGTCGTGACAGGCCCATATAAGAATTTAAAGCCGCATACCGGATTGGACCCTTGGCCGCGCTGTAATTGGTGCATGGAGCACAACCAAAGTGCATTCAGTAGGCCTGGAGATTTTAGAACACTCCAGATAGGAAAACGCATATTGGTAGGATATAGAAATTAATAATATAAAGTATTTTATTGAGGTCACGAAAAATGTGATACAAAATGATACTAATTATTACTAATAAGAAGTAGAGTTGTTCACAATTTGTTCATATTTATTAATTATAATTAAAGAAATCAGCAGCATAATATAACCCTATTCTTTGGAGCGAAAGAATAGGGTTAATTTTTTGAAAAGGAAGTAAAAAATAAATGTAGAAAGAAGAATACCATGTTTAATTCATTACCGGAAATATTAGAATCATTAGAAAACGGTGAAATAATCTGTCTTGCAGACGATGAAAAACTTGAAAATGAAATAGATATGATGTGTTTAGCCAAATACGCAACTACAGAAAATATCAATTTCATGATTAAAAATGCTAGAGGTTTAGTATGCTGCCCAATGAGTGCGGAAATGTGCGAAAAAATAGGCTTTGAACCAATGAAGAATGACAATATAAGAGCGGATCACTTGGGCACTCCTTTCTTTCAATCAGTAGACCTAAACAACGGCAGTACTGGAGTATCAGCGGTTGAAAGAGGGAAAACAGCACGTCATATAGCAAGCGGAAACGCAAGACTTGATGACTTTGTCTCTCCGGGGCATTTATTTACATTAAGAGCAAAACCAGACTTATTGAAAGAAAGGCAAGGCCACACCGAGGGGAGCGTACAGTTAGCTAAACTATGCGGAGAAGAAGCCGCTATTATTTGTGAAATAATAAAAGAAAACGGTGAAATGTTAACATTATCCGATTTTGAAGAATGGAACAAAGACAAAGGACTTAAACTATATAGCATAAATGAGTTGATTAAACATTATGAACAATCTATGTGATGAAAACTGCTTTGAATGCAAATATGAAGACTGCATTTTAGACAAACTTATTCGCAAAAAAAAATACGAAAAATATAAGCAGCAAGAATTAGAATATTGCAAAGAATACCGTGAAAAACAAAAAGAAAAAATTGTCGAATACAGGAAAAAATATTATGAAAAAAATAGGGATAACATATTAGAAAAACAGAAACAGTACCGTGAAAAGAGACGATTAGAAAAGAAGGGGGAAAAAGAAAGTGAAGGATAGAATCACGATTGAAAAGTCCCTTATTCCTTATCAATTCGAAATAATTCTCGGAGCAAATCTATTTACACTTGGTATCAATTATAATAAAACGTCGGATTTGTTCACAATCTCACTTTTTAAAGATAAAGAGTTAATATGTACTGAACCTATAATTTATAATGTACCTCTGTTTAAAGATATTTATCAAAATGGGAAATTCCCTGTTTTGGAAATCGTACCGTTTGATGAGTCGAAACAAGAGGTTGAAGTCACTTGTGAAAATTTTGGAACAACCGTTTTTCTAACAATTTTTGACGATGAGGATGATGTTGATGGCTAGAATGAGTCAAGTTGTTAAAGCGATGAACGGATGGTTTGACTATAATGCAAGCGGCCTGTCAACTAGTCCGCCTAATGGGCTATTTAACCATAAAGTCATTGTTGAAGTCGAGGGAGATGAAACAACTAAAGGCGTTAAATTTGAGGACGGAGAACTAGACTTAGAGTTTTCCGTCCCTTTCAATGACGATTTAGAAGCGGATGAGGCTGAAATTATCGTATACAATTTAACAGATACAACCATACAACACATTAAATATAATCATGTAATCACAATAACTGCTGGATACGGTGACGATTTAGGTATTATTTTTAAAGGCAGAGTAAGCAAGAAAAAAACTTATTGGGAAGGCTGCGATAAGGTGACGAAGATTTTCGCGCTTGACAGTGATGATTTAGAGGAAAGAGACATCGCGGAAATATCATTCAGCGAAAATACTAAAGCTTCAACAATATTAAAAACTCTGTTGGATAAAACTAGTTTACCAATAGCGGCATTCTACCCTCGAAAAGATTATACATACACGGATAGCACAACTGTAAACGGTGGACTACTTGAAAATATAAAAAAATATTCTGAAGTCTGCGGTATTAGTACATTTATTAATAAAGGAAAAATTTATTCTCAATATCTCAAAGACGGCGATACTGTTGAGTTCACATTATCGGAAGACACGGGACTTATAGGCAGCCCAGATGGATTTGTCGAAGAAAAAAGCACTGACAGCGGCACAGAAACCATAAGTGGCTATGAGTGTACATGCTTACTTCAGCACCGAATCACTACAGGAACTCAAGTTAAAATTAGATCACGTCAAGTCTCCGGAACCTATAGAATTTTTGAGGGTGAACATTCTTACAGTGGGGATGAGTTTATAACTAAATTTAAATGTTTCTAAAATAGAATAATAATAACTTGCAAAAGAGTTATAATTAAATTAGCAATGAGGATTAGTCCTGTGGATACACTCCACCGCACTTAAAATGCGATTTTATAGTGGAGGTGGTATTAATGGGATTTGTGATTAGTTTAATTAGTAGAATTATTATTTGGATTAAAAATAAAAAGAAACCTCAACAGCACATTGAGATTTCAATTCAAATTAACAATATCTACAAGGACTAACTCAAAAATCCTCATTGCTTTTATTATATCATAACCATTTAAAATTATAATTCGAAAATAGAAACAAGGTGAAAAACATGTTTTGTACTCCAGAAATGTTAGACCAAAAATTATTACAGTTACGTACAGGATATTTCGCAAGAGTATTAGCTGTAAACGGGGATAGAATTAATGTTCAACCGTTGTATAGTGCACAGGCAGTCAATGGGAAAGCGACAGATGCGGCGGTTGTAACGAATGTTTTAGTTGCCGAAAGTGCAAGACATAAAATCGGAACAATAAATCGCACTTGTATGATTAACGGAAATAATGGTTGCACTTTTAATGGGACTATTTCTGGACAGTCTCAAGCGAGTCTGTCAGGCGGTACATGTTCAGTTGCAGTACAAATGAAAGCAGAGGGCGAAACGGTTAATGCGACTGGAACAGCAAACGGTACAGCTAATGGACAAGTAAGCGGAACATGCAGCGGTGATGTTAATTGTAGTTGCAGTACGGAAAGCCGGACACATTTAATTTTAATTCCCATCTCAGTGGGTGATCTGGTTTACTGTGTAGTAGCTGATAGAGACATCACAAATAATAGTAATGGTACGTCTGGAACGCCTACAACGAGACATCATGATATCTCTGACAGCGTGTGTATAGCGTTATTTTAAAAGAATGGCTTAAAAAGCCGTTCTTTTTTTATTCAAGGTAGCTTAATTACTCAAAATGCTTATTTTGTCTAGTTCAACTTCTTAAAAATGAAATTAAGAGTTAAGTTTTCAACACCTTATTTCATTATCTAAGTCTAAGTTGAAATAACAAAATAAGTTTTCAACTCTTATTTTATCTTTAACAAAAAAATATAATAATTTAGTGTTGATAAATCGGTTGATAATGTGGATAAAACACAAAACGTTGATTGTGCAAATTAGACAACAGTTTTCAACGGAATTAAGGAAGTGAAAAAAATGAAAACTTTTGCTTTAGACCCTTTGACGGGGGACGTTATTGTTGAAAACAATAATATTAAATATTCTTATGATGATGAAATCACCATTCAAAAATGCAAAAGCGTACTGAGTACAAATTTAGGCGAGTGGGAATTAAATGAAAAGGAAGGGATTAACTTTAGAAACATTTTAACTAAGAATCCGAATTATGACTTAATAGAAAATACAATCTTGTCAGGATTAATTCAAGTTGATAATACTTTCAGAATTAACGATTTCGTTCATAGTTTGAACGATAGGAAGTTAAAAATTAACTTTACAGCAACAAACGAGAATGGCGAACGTGTTAAAACAGATGTTTCTTATGAGAGATAGGGAGGTATTTCATGGCTGATTATGGTTTATTAGATAGCGGATTTATTCGTCCCACTTATGAAGAGTTAGTCTTAGCTCAAGAAGAACGAGCGAAAGTACTTTTTGGGGATGATATAGAAACCTCAGAATTAACTCCACTTGGAAAGTTTATCAGATTGACTTGTAATGACCTCGCGAAAGCGTGGGAAGAGCTTGAAGATAATTATTATAGCCGATTTATCAATACGGCAAGGGGCGTGTCACTTGACCGACTCGCGACCTTCGCTGGAATTTCACGAAACCCGGCAACATTTGCAAGACACATCATAAACCTATCAGGAACCGCAGAATCGGAAGTCCAGATGGGTTTTTTAGTTGCAACAGATGATGATATCCAGTTTTATTTGTCGGGAACAATCACGCTAGACTCCGACGGGAAAGGCACTGCTTTTGCCGATGCGGTAGATGCAGGAACGAAAGGAAATGTCCCTGTAGGTAGCATTACGAAAATTGTAAATCCGTCTGCTACTGTTAACAGCATAGAGCACACTGGAATTTCTATTTATGCGGAAGATATTGAAACAGACACAGCATTAAGGAAAAGATTTCATTTAACCATATCCGGCGCAGGGAGCGGGACTGTAGACTCCATACGTGGGGCAATACTAAGAGTTCCGAATGTAGACAGCTGTATAATTATTGAAAACAATACGGCTGAGACAGACAGCGAGGGGAGACCGCCTCATAGTTTTGAATGTTTTGTTGTAGCTCCAACAGATCAAAATAACGCAATAGCTCAAGCAATATTTGATAAAAAGCCTATAGGAATAAAAACCTGCGGAGACATCACTGTAAATGTTCTGGATGAAGGAGGTTTTTCCCACGAAATAAAATTTTCTCGTACTGAAGAAGTTAATGTTTATATTAAAATCAGTATCAAAACTAATAATTACTATGAATCAACTGGAATACAAAAAATTAAAGATAATCTCGTTGAGGTGATAAACAACCTTAACTGCGGTGATGATATTATTTTATCCAGTCTATACGGCTATATTTACGAGGTTGCAGGAATAGCCGAGGTCACAGAATTACAGCTGTCAACAGATGGGACATCGTATAGTACAAATAATATCACTGTATCGAGTAATCAGATTGCCAGAATACTTGACCAAAACATAATAGTAACGGCGGTGAATGATTAATGGAGCAAAGCGAATTAGTCAAAAAACTTCCTGATTGTTACGAAAAAAAAGCGGACAGTAATAATAATAAAATACTCTCTTTAAATGAGCAGGCAATAAAACAGTTAAAGGAAAATATTAAATTAGCAAATGAATACCTTGATTTGTCTAAAGCGAAAGGTAAAACTTTAGATTTGTACGGAGAAATGTATAACCAGAAACGCGGGGGCTTGGATGACGCCCAGTACAGATACATGATACTTACCAAAATTGCTCGCAACAGTGTAGGTGCTAATTATCAAAACGTGTTAAATCATATCATCAAAATGTTTAACTGCAATCAAGGCGACGTTGAATTGGAAGATGTCGAAATAGCCGAGAGCGGCGACTGCACGGTTAAATTAACTAAAATGCCTATTTCTGTATTAGTTGGCGCCGGATTTACAAGTAAACAAGCCGTTGCAATGATTGAAATGCTACTCCCAACTTGTATAAACCTTGAAGCAGACGAATTTGAGGGGACATTCTGTTTTTCTGACCGTGATGATGAGTATGATGAAAATGCAGGATTTGCAGACGATGATCAAACTACCGGCGGATATTTTGGACTACTTCTTGGTGAAGATGAAGAAATTCCGCTGCCGGTATGATTTATATAGGAGGTAATATAAATGAGCATTACTTTTGAAAAGACCCCTTTAAACTGGACTAATAAAGGCGTTGAACCGCCTGAAACTGTTAAAACAAGTGGATTTACAGCTGGTTATAAACCACCTGCCAGTTACTTCAACTACGAATGGGCTTTAGTTAATGACTGTTTAAAAGAACTGCAAGTTAAATTATCAGATTATCATACTCTTAACGAATCAGATAAGGAAGAACTTGCAGAAAATATTGCAACAAAATTAAATTTATCAGATTTTACGGCAACCAAAATTATAGAAATGTTAAATGCGGCGAGCGGTTCAAGTGGGAGCGGCTTAAACGCAGATACTCTGGACGGACACGACAGTACTTATTTTTCAGCAAAAGGTCACGTTCATGATGACCGTTACTATACGGAAGCAGAAATTGACACGAAATTAGATGGAAAGTCAAACACAGACCATACTCATGACGATAGATACTATACGGAATCAGAAATTGACACGAAATTAGAGGGAAAATCAAATACAGGTCACACGCATACTTTTTCATCATTATCAAGTAAACCGACGACATTGTCAGGCTATGGAATAACGGACGCTGCCTCATCAGGTCATACGCACGATGATAGATACTATACAGAATCGGAAATGAACACGAAATTGAGCGAAAAAGTAAATACATCCGATTATACTCAAGAAAAAATCACAACTAAATTGTTGGAATCCGGGAAGTTATGGGTTCAATCTAATACATCAGGGATATTTAAACGCCCAGCATATGGGGATGGTATATGGGTAGTTGGAACTGATTCAAACGGTTTATGGTATTCTGAAGACGGGAAAATTTGGACTCAATCTGATTGGGCAAAAACAAGTACAATCTCAACCCCTGCATATGGTGATGGAGTTTGGACATTGAGATATAGTTCCAGCGGTCTATATTATTCTACAGACGGTAAAACATGGACTCGATCTAATATTACATCAGGATATTACCAAAATCCTATATATGCAAACGGGATTTGGATAGCATATACAGGTATCTCAACATCAGGATATTTGTGTTATTCAGAAAACGGTATGACCTGGACTAAGTCTAATATATCAGGGGCATTTGCCCAGCCAGTATATGCAAACGAGATTTGGGTAGCTGGTAGCAGTAGCGGTCTATATTATTCCACGGATGGACAAACTTGGACTCAATCTAATATTACATCTGGAACATATAATAATATTTTATATAAA